CATTTTACCTTTTGTTACCTCTCCCTGAACCACTCCTAAATCATTTGCAGCAGGGTTAAATACAAAATCTTCTGTTGGTGGCATATTATTTGAATAATAAGGTGTTTCTCCGCCTGTTGGAATAGTTTGCCAAATAACCTCAAATACTTGGTATTTCCAATACCCTGATGGTAGTAGATTAATCCTACCTACATATACATTAGGAGTTACATTGTATGTAAAGTTAAAGCTACCATATCTTTCATTTACAGTAGAAGTAGTAGGATAAGCATATTGCACCTCTCCTGTCATATCATTAGTAAACTTAAATAGATATTTAACCGATCCCCCTGAAGGTACTGTGCCTATGCTATTATCCTCAACTTGTATGTAAGCTGTTAAGTTTGTTTTAGTAAAACCTTGTATCATATATAATATAATAGAAAAAGTATGTTTTTATTGTACTAAAAAGAAAAAGAGTGCTAATTAAAGCACCCTTTCTCAAATATATAAAGGTTGAAAAGTTGTTTATGAAACAGTAGGGAATGTTGCTCCTTTATCAGTAAACCCTGCATTGTCAAAAGGATCAGTTGTATAATCCTCAAGGAAAGCCATAGGAACTGCTTCTAAGCCATCAAAAGTTAAAGTGTAACCATTTCTATCCCCAAAATTTACACCGCTTTCAGTAGTACCTGCATTTAAGCTCATTCCGTTAGCCATACCCATAGCAACTATTACATCGTGTCCGTTTGCTAATGTTGAGTTAAGCTGTGCGAATATTCTTACCTGAGTTTGTCCTAATAATTTGATTTCTTCCTGATCTTGTTGAGTTAATCTGTTCAGGACTATATTAGCACTAGGTGTATAGAAAATAGTACCGTTTTCAACAGAACCTGTTATAGTGTCTGATATTGAAGATGAACCTCTTGGTAAACTATATCTATAAATAGTATTTCCGCCAAAATCTATTGTATCTATCGTTGATTTATCAACAGCATCATAAGCAAAACTATCAATTTCATCATAAACTGAGAAGTAAATAAATTTTACGCCTCCTGAAACTCTATTACAATCTAATCCTCTACCTTTAGTTAAATTTGTACAAGCCATATTTTTTTATGTTTTAAAGGTTAAAGAAGCAGGAGCTTTTATACCCCTGCATCTATTAATTTAGTTTATTACGATTGTCTTACGATATCAGCTCCTACTCCTGTTTGAACACCTGCTGAATATCTAGCTACTAATCTCATATTGTCTGAGCCATCTAATTGAGCCATATCCATCAAAGTTATTCTAGTTGCATCTGAAAGCAAGTCAGTGCCAAAATACATATTAGATTTTTCAGCAGCTACTAATTGATTGTCAGCCATACCTGGGCAAACTGCGATTTTGTAACCTTCAAACACAGGTTCATAATCTCCGTTCATATTGTAAGCATTAACATATCCTAATGTAGATACTGCTGAGATATATAAAGCGTAAGTCTTAGGTGACATATAAATATGTAAGTCCTCTTTTCTTAATACTGCTGAAATATTTGTTGCCATATCAGTTGTCAATCCCTGAAGGTTAGCAATAATATTCGCAGTATCATAAGCTGCTGATGCTGCATCTTGATTTACAGTAGCATCAACACCAGGTAATAATAATCCTGTTACAGCTCCTAAGAATCCGTTAAATTTCCCTGCCACAGCAGTTCCTTCCCAAATACTTTCTTCAGTTGCTTGTGCTATAATTTCTCCCATATAAGAGATAACATAGTCATCAAAAGATGCAGGTGGTGGTGCTCCTGCTCCTGCTCTCATTTGTAGAGCTTCCCAAGAATCTAGTAATGTTTTCTTGCAAAGATCTAAGTTGATTTGTAAGTTTTTAGGTTCTAATACTTTTTCAGTAAGTGCTAAAGTACCTGCATCAGTAAAGTCGCAAGTAGCATCTGCAACTACTCCTGAACCTGCCATACGTTGAATGTTACTCTTAAATTTGATATTTTCTATCGTAGTTAAGTAGTCTAAACTTGTCGCTTCTTTAAGTGCTGCCGAGATGTAGAATCCTGCTGCTTTTCCTGCGAAGTTTGATGTTGTAGTAAACGCCATAATTTTGTTTTTTTTAAGTTAATTTATTTGTTTAAGTTATATAAAAATCTTTCTTGCTTAGATAGTTTTCTGTACTCTTTATTAGATAAAGGTGTTCTTTCTGAGCTAAATTTATTTGTATTTATTGGAGTGTCAGCAGGAGTAGCTGCTAATTCCGTTTTAAGTTTTTCATTCTCAGCTTTTAGATTTTCTAATTCTTCTTCTGCTGAAAATTCTTTTACTTCAGTTGTTTTGATTGTCTTAGGTTTGTCAGATACTTCAGGAGTTTCTTCAGGAGTTTCTTCAGCCATTTCTACATCTTCTGAATCCCCTTCTCCTAGTCTTGACTTAATATCAGCAATAGCATCCATCAAGTTATCTACTTTGTCTTTCATTTCTTCATAAGACTTTGCCCAATCAGCTTTTTCTGCTTCTGATTCAGGGAACTTTAAATCAACAGCTTCTGACATTTCGCTGTATTCTTCATCATCTTTTTTAGCTTCAACTTCTTCTTCTGTTTCAGATTCTATAACTTCAGATACTACACCTTCTTCTTCAACTCTAAAGCTTACACCATCTTCAGTCTTGTAAGTTCCGATAGGCATTGGGATTGTCGTACCATCTTCTGTAAGTACAGATATATCAACTCCTGATTCTAACTCTTCAGCAGTAGATACATAGATAGTGCCATCTTCTCCTTTTGATTGCCAAGCTAATTTAATTTCATCTTCGGCTTTGTTTAAGCCAAGTGCTACTAAGATTTGTTCTTTAATGTCCATAGGTTCTTTTTTAATATAATAGAATAGTTAGTTACTTTGTTTGATTTTCACGAATTATCTCGTTAAGAGCTTTGAGTATTTCTTCATCAGTTGGTGCTTTTTCTGACATCTTTTCCATTTTGTCAGTAAAATATCCTTCAATAGATAGCCCTTTAAGTTCTCCTGCTTTTACCTTTTGCCATAGTTCTTCGTTGTTTATCTTCATCTTAACGAACCAAGTGCCATTAGGCAAGTCGTAGCCATAAAGCTTTGACTTATCCATATCCCCCTCTTTTATCCAACTTTCAACTGTTAATACTCCTGACACTCTATCTTGGTGTTCGTAGGTAGCTTTATGATGGTTGTTATGTTTTAAATATAACTCACTAGCTTTTCTAACTGTATCAGGACTAAAGTAAACATAGTATTCTGAATCAGTATTAGGATCATATCTAAAGATTTGCTTGTTAGGTATAAGTGCAGGACTTACTAGCATACGCTTTTCTTCATCAATCTTAGCAAATGTTAAATTGTTCTTTTCTTTTCCAAAATAAACAAAGTCTTGCTCAATAGCAGGTGCTGACACTAAGCTAATGGCATCAATAGCTAACTCTTGACTATCATCATCTATAACTAATTCTACAATAGAAGTGGTTTTAAGATTTTCGTAATAATCTTTAGCAGCATTCTCTTTTTCACATTCAGAAATAGAATCATATTCGCATTCTCCTGATTCTCCCCATTTTACTTTTCCTTCTTTACACTCTTTACACGGCATATAATATAATAGATTTAATTAATATTTATTTGATTTTTAAATTGTTGATCTTCTTCTAATGTTAGCTAATTGATTTTGACTGTTAGTCATTTCATCAGTAACTACAAACGCTTTTACAGGATCAGGTTGCATACCCCCACTTAAATCAAAAGCTCCTGACATCATTTGAGGTGCAGGTCTTTCACTACCAACTGAAGCCATACCTCCTGCTGCTCCACCTTCTCCACCTCCTCCTGCACCAACAGGACTTTCACTTAATATTCCTTTTATTTGTAACGCTGAAAAAGTTGCTGCTCCTGCTGCCATTATATAAGGATAAGGTGGGAATAATGTAGTAATAGGGTTTTTAGCTGCTGTTACAAAAGTGTTCTGCACAGCTTCTCTACCTGCTATTGCTGCTTGTCTTACTGCTAAAGCTTTTGCTATTACCATACCTTTTTCCCCTGACTGTGCTAATAGATTTAATCCCATTAAAGCCATATTCTTTTTTGCTTGTAACACTCCTTCTTCTAATTTCTTTCTCTTTTCAGCGTTTGCTTCAACAGTATTCATAAATGTATTATCAGCTTGTATTAAACTATCATTAACTTCTTGTATTAATCTCGGCATTTCTGTTAATACACCTTCCCTCGCTGCATCTGCATCTTTTTGAGCTTGTAGTGCTTCTGCTGCTTTTGCTGCTCCTTCGGCTGTTATTGCATTTATCTTATTGTTAAGTTCTATTTGCTTAGTTAAACTTTCTCCTGTAATATTTGCTAAGTTAATTTTTAACTCAGCTTCCCTATCTAATTCTTCTGCTGTGTTTTCATTATTTATAGCAGTCATTCTCATACTTTCCTGCTGCAATCTTAAATCCTCTTCGGCGTTAGCTATTCTTGCGGATAATAATTTGTTTTCTATTGCAAACGCTTCTTTTGCCGCTTCTAGTCTTTCTTTTGTAGATTTTGTTACATCTTCAGCTATCAACTTTAATCTCTCTATCTCAGCTCTTTGTTGTGCTGTTTCTACATTCAAATCTCTTTGACTATCTCTAAGGGTTTGTTGCATTTTTATTAACGCAGCAGTTAAAACAGTATCAGCTACAATTTCAGTTCCTATATCTTTAAAGCTATCTCTCATATCTTTTAACCCCTGTTTAGCTTCGCCTGTAAACAATTTAAACAACCCACCACCAAATTTAGCTACCCTATCTACAATTACATTAAATGTCGCTCCTAGAGCCGACATAGCCACCTCAAAAGCTTCAGCTCCCCTTTTAGTTTGAGTAAAGTAAGTTACTAAAGAACCAATAGCTACAACAAAAGCTCCTATTCCTGTTGATAGTAAACCCATTTTAATACTTCTGAACATAAATTTAGCACCTGCTGCTGCTGAGTTCCAAGCACCCTTTAAGCCGTTTATAGAAACACCTAGTATTTGCATTTCTGCTACTACTTCTTTCCCTTCTTCGTTTACATCTTCTATGTTTTCTTTGGTTTTTTTAATCTCCTTATTCCATTCCTTTTGATCTTTAGCAACTTGTTTAATGTTACTCTTTACCTCCATTTCTAAAACTTTATCCGCCATATCTTTTTATTTTAAAGTGCTACTCCTGTTTTCATTTGTGTCATTCTAACTGTCGCTGCCCATTCTACGTTCATATCTGCATCTCCCCTTACTCTTAAAGTAAAGTTAGTTGTTCCTGTTACTATTCCTGTTGGTTGCCAATTTGATGTTGCTCCTGAGCTTTTAATAGGATCTCTTTCTCTTGAAATAGTTAAAGTACCTGACTTATTAATAACTACACCTCTTTCAACCCAACTACCAAAATCTCCTACTGCTCCAGAACCACTTGATCCCCCTACTCTAACTGCTATTACCTCAGAATGAAAATAGATAGCAGTATTTGTAGGCACAGGAAAGAAGCTATCAGTAGTGTTATTCATATAAGATGTTGTATTACTCCCATCTGTTGTAGTCCTTCCGAACATAACTGTTATGCTTTGTCTTTCTCCTAAATTATCTCCCCCTGCATTACCCCCTAAGACTATTGAGTTATTAGCAGTAACCTCTCCTAAAGTACCAAATACGTTGCCATTGTTTATTGCATTATTTATTTGATTGTTACTTCCTACTACTATGTTGTTTCTTGAATTACCTCTAATAGTATTATTTTCTCCTATTAAGTAAGAGTTATTAGTTCCTGTTGCTATTGTGTTTCCTGCACCCTGAAGATTATTAGTTTCATTTTTTATACCTATTCCTAAATTAGAGCTGTAATTAAAAGCCCTACAAGTACCTGAACCTTGATCGTAAGTATAGCCATAAGCTTCGCATTGTTCTTGATTAGGTGTTACTTCTTGCCTTCCATCAGTAAAAGCAACTACCCCTAAATTATCAATAGTAGCAGGTTGTACTGCGAATCCTGTTAAATATGGTGTATTACTGTTAGTTCTTGACATTATGGTATAAGTATAAATTCAACTGTCGCTAAGTCGTTTGGTTTGTAATCTATTTTATTTACTCTAAATTTTCTATTCTTAATCATTACTACATCATAAAAATTAAAAGTATTCATATCTCCTGCTCCTAAATTTACCTTCATAGTCATAATTCTAGTATCTGCGTTATATAACTCATTAAAATAGGGTAGCCAATACATATTAAAGAGATTATTAGGAGTAGGACTTCCAAGTCCTGGTAATAATTGACATACCCCAAAGTGAAAATCTCTAGTATCAGTTAATACAGGGGGGTTAGAGGTTACTGTTGGAATAGCTGAAAGGTGGCTAAATTGTAAAAACTTTACAGCATTTTCACTAGCAGTACCATTTTGACTAGGAATGAAATAAGAGATACCTGTTCCTGTTAAATCTACTATTCCATTATTATACATAACTCTAGGACTATTATCAAAAGGTTCTGAGGTTTGGTCATCTGCATTGTATTTGTAAATAGCAGGAGTTATAAGTTCAGGGTATTGTGTCATATAAGATTTAACAACTGTTGCTGCAAATGGTTCAGGTATTATTTCTTCTTCACCTTCTAATATCGTTTCTAATCCACTTGCACTTATAGAAGCATCATAAAGCATACTTCCGTATAAATGTCCGCCTGTTAGGTTTTTATAATTCTGAAAAGGGTAGTCATCATCATCTTCTACAAACTTGAACATTGTTGTCTTATTTAAGTTAGTAAGCGGAGTGAGTTTCATCTCTTGAATATCTACTTTTTCAGTCCAATTTAATTCAGTTGAATTATCATCAAAGAAGTTGGGTTTTGTAGCATCATTACTAGACAAGAAAATATCTTTATAAGGTTCTATAATAATATTAGTAGGGTTAGATTTATCAGGAATAGAAATTAAATTGAACATCTTAAAAATTCCTTTTAGAAATTCCCATTGTTTTAGCTCTCCTCTTAAAGTTTGTAATAAAGTATTTGATGTAGTATTATTAGCAGTAGTTGTAATTGTTAAAGGAGCTTGAGTAGGTATATTTACAGGATCACCACTTATAATTGTTAATCTACATTGTAAAGTATCTCCTGCGTTAAGTGTAACAGAAAAAGATGTTACAAAAAATTGATTAACAATAGTAAGTGGGCTAAATAGCTCACTATATTGTACAACCTCAACTCCCCCAATAGTTGCAACCCATTCAAAATTGACATTAGAAAATCCCAAAAGTGTAGTAGATTGTATGCTTAAATCACAATCAACAACGTAGGTTTGATTATCATTAACAGCAGTAAAGATATGAGTTCCTGTATCATAACCAAAATTACTATCAAATGTACCTACAAATTCAACATTATCTGTTCCTGTATAATCTTTATCAAAAGCAAGTCCTGTCGCTGTATTATTAAAAACTAGCGGAGCTTGACTATCTCCCCAATTAAAATCCATATACAACTTCCCAAAGTCAGCGTTAGAATCTATAAAATCACTTGTATAAGTAAAGTTAAAACTAGGTTGATTAAATATTCTTTGTATTAAATATTTTAGCTGAATAAAAGGTCTAAATACTTGCTCAAAAGAAGTTAATTCAGGGTTGCCTTCTGTTGGTGTGCCACCTGCTGCTGCCACTATTAATTGGTGTGTCCAATCAACGAATGGGTATTTTAAAGTGTCGTTGTCATCTCTAAATCCTGAAGCATTTGTACTAGTATAAGTTATTCCTGCACTTGGGCTATTATTCCAACTATTCTTAATATTTGTTTTATTATAAGTGTGATCTAATTCGGAAAAATTTAAATCGCTAAAAGTCCTCTCTCCTAATACATCTGCTAAAGCAATTACTTCAGAATAGAGATTAATGTTATAACTAACCTCTCCATCTTTATCTTGTATATCTATCAATCTTAAAAATCCTTCAAAAATCGTAAAGCCATCTTGGTTTATTATACACTTAGTTTTAACATAAGGATTAAAGATAACACCATCATCTGCTCTTGTTATTTCAAATATATTATTAAATATCTGATTGTTTCTTTTTGTAGCAGGTAATTTAAAAGCTTTAGAATAAGATTTTACTTGTTCTGCTGCGTTCTTAAATTCATCTACGCTAAGAGTTAAAGGCATATCTTCCATTTCATATAAATCAAGAATAACTTGCCCTGTACTTAAATCTACTGAGCTATTACCTGAAGGTGCTTGTTTTACTGAAATAGAATTAATCCCTACAAGTGATGTCGCACCACCTGTATTTGTAAAAGTAAGAGTATCACTAGTTGATTGAGCTACAAAGCTTGAGGTTTGTACTCCTGAAGTACCTGTTGTATAAGTAGTTGAACTAATAAGGTTAGGAGAAGTGCCAACAAATTGTTTTATAGAAACTTGTCCTGAAGCTCCTGTAATACTTCCTATATCTACTTTAATATCATAAGTTTGCCCTACTGATAAATTAGATAACCTTTGAGCTATACCTGTACCTGTTGTAAAGACTAGATTATTTAAAGATTCATCTACATCATCTGCTGTCATACTATATCTATACCAAGTATTAACATTTATAGATCCTGCTGTTATAAAATCATTTGGTACATTAGATAAGCTATTTACTGTGCTTGAAGTATCTACTGTTATAAAATCAATACCATCAATAACAAACTCCGTACCTATACCACTTAGAGAGTTTAGCCCATTGTAAGACTGAGGAAATACTATTAATTGAATACTCATATTAGATAGATTGTGTTCTTAGTGTTTTACTCTTTTCTATTTCGAAAGTATATTGGATTAAATTATCATTTGCTTTTGTTTTTCTTGTAAAGCTTGAGCTAGTTAATTTTACAGGAGTTACATATTGATTTAAGTTGGAGTTAGCGTTGTCTGTCTGATACCCTTCTAATAAATAAACTTCAGGACTATTAGTCAATTCTTCAAACATTACATTATGATCTTCATTAACAAAATCACTATTCATAGTTATCTTCTCAGTTGCGTTTACTCTAAATGATTTTTTACCCCCACTAAACCCTTCAGAACGATAAACCTTATCATTCCAAGTGCCACCTAATTGAGTATAAGTAGTTCCCTGTGTTGATGTACTTCTTATAGATTTTTTTGTGAATGTATAATAATCCCAAGCTCCCCATTGATTTAACCAACAAACTCTGATAGGTTCGTAGTTCTTGCTTTCAGGACAATTAACATAAATAGTTATAGTTTGAAGTGCTTGATTAGAACTTTGATCTGTAACTTGTATAGTGTAATAAGATAAGTCAGTAGAATAAGCAGTAGCGTAGTTTGTACTCCAATTTTTTAAGTTACCAGGAAAACACCCTAAAAATAGCATCTGTCTTTCTGAAGCCGAACTCCATTGTCCGTAACCCCCTGTTGTAAAACTATTTCTAAGATAACTATCTACTCCTGCATAAGCAACCCCTGAGCTATTATAATAAGTAATGGTTGTTGTGTCAGTTGCAGTTGCGGCAGCACTAGAAGGTGTCATAAAAGCTAAAGTACCGTAATCTCCATCATTAGCATATTGAGTAGTAGGAGCATTAGTTAAAAATCTTTTATCAGCAGCAGCACCACTTGGAATAAAACTATCCATATCAAAACCGAAGTCAGGAAAGTTTAAAACCAATTCATCATCATACTTTACATAAGAATTTATTAATAAGTATTGTTCTGAATTTCTATTAGTATAAGGAGCTCTCTCTACTTGGTTGGTTGTAGTATTAAGAAATTCTACAAAAAATTGACAAGCGAAATATCTAATAGTATTTGTGTTGCTTGACAGCTTGTCTATAATATGTATAGGAAACCTAATTGTACTTATAGCTTGGGTTGCTCCTTTGTACTTCGTACCTCTATCTGCTACATTATCTGCTTTTACATAATTACTTATAATATTCTGAAAATTAAAAATCCCCTTACCTTCGTTGTTAGGACTTGCTTTAAATATTCCAATTTGATCATCAGTTGTTGAAAGGTTAAGTGCGTTAGTTCCTATATGAACCTCAACTCCAAATTTTACTTTGACTTCATTAGCTACTGCATCATCATTCTCAATTACAAAAATTATCTCCTGCTCAACAGGTGTTAAAAGCACTCCACTTGCTTGACTTTTATAAGGTGCTTGATCTATATTTGATTGTGCCATTTTATTTTACTTGTGTTAATCCTTCTATTATATCTTCTTTAACTGCTCCTAATAAGTCTTTACCAAATTGTTTTAATCCAAGCCCTAAAGGTTTTTGAAAAAAGCTTGTACTTTTAATACCATTTTTCTTAATACTTCTAGCAATTAAGAATGATATGCTTTTTCTTGATATAAATCTACCCTTTTCATCTCTAGGTGCTATCCCTTTTTTTACTATCCATTTGTCTAAAACTCTACTAGGGGGTTGCTTTGTTGTGTATTTATAAGGACTTGATTTTGTCTGCCCTTTATAATCTTTAAACTTTCGCTGAGTGTCATTACCTGATACTCCTTTGTCTACAAAAGTACCATAGCTATTCATAAAGAATTGAACTACAAAACCATCAGCATCAGATGTTACTTCAAAGCTGATAGAGTTTTCCAAAGCAGTACCACCCCCTTTTTTATAATTTAAAGTAGTTTTAGATTGAGCTACTACTTGCTTACCAAAGCTATTTAAGTAATTCTCTATGTTTTGGGTTTTCATTATACAAGAGCTACAAATGTTTCAACTTGAATATCAGCACTTCCTGAAGGTCTTACTTGTACGCTTGTTATATCTTCTAGCGTAGGGAAGTTAGGACTTGTATCTGCTTCAGCTATTGCTCCTTCTTCTGCTTGAAATAACATATGACTACCCCCTGCTCTTACAGTTACTTGATAGTTAGTGTTTGTAGTTACTAAAGCTAATTTCATATCTTCTGTTGAACTTAAATTTGTCACTCTTAAATACTTACAGTTTTCTACATCTAAAGCACCTGCTGAAGTATGAGGAGTAGTTGCAAAAGTACATATTGTTGTAGTCTGCGAATGAGCTGCTGTTAATACTCTTTCATAAGTATCAACTATGTTAGAGGTTGTTATACTATTTGAAGAACCTCTTAAAGCTCCATTGATTGTTACACTTTCGTTAATTGTTACTACTAAATCTGCCATAATTTTTATTTTTTATCTATTTGTTTTAATTTATTAATTGCCCAATTTACTCCTGATGAACCACCCCAAGCATCCCACATTAAACCCCCACAACCTTCTGAGTAAGGTACATCTTTATGTTGTTGGTGTCTTTTAAAAGAAGCCATACGTGCTATTGTATCTCGGCTAATTGGTTTTCTATCTGCTAATTGTGCTGATCTTGTCCAACCAACCCTAGTGCCGCAATCACTACCATTTTCTTCTTTCCATTTTCTAGCACGTTTAGCATTATTAGTAGCAGCTTGAGGATAGTCAGAATAACTTTCTAGCTTTATGCTTATTGCTTCTAGCTTATCTAATACTTCTTCGTAGTTCATATTTTAATCCTTATTGTTGGTGGTATTATTCTTATTTCTACTTTACCTATCTTTATCTTATTTAATCTCTTTAGTAACTCAATCATTAGTACCCTGCTCCTGAACCTAATCTAGTATCTAAAGGAACTGCACAAGCATCAAAGTCATTCATTACTTTAATTCCTATTGTAAAAGTCCAACCACATAAGAGGTTGTCAAATCTCTCTTGAAATGGTTCTATTGTGAATTGATCATCAGTAAAATACAAAGGAGCATTAATATCATCAACCCCATTTAACGACTGCTGTGCTGAATGTCTTAGCATAGCTATAAAGTCAGTACATATATCAAGTGTCTGATTCCATACCTCTTGCTCATTGTTTTTTGTGTTTATTAGTTTAGTAAGTGCTTGAGCATTAGTTACTTGCCAATCTTCTTTCTCACTTACTAAGTCACAAATAAATATCTGGAAATTATAAACCAATTCACTATCTCCTGTTGTTACTGAGGTTGGGTTGATATGTAGTAAAGGCATTTTCTCCATCTTCTCTAAGTTAATATCAAATATATCTCCAACAGATACAGTTGAGATCTGTTCGTGCATTTCTCCTAACCTACATAGGGTATAAACTACATTATTATAACTCTTATTGCTTATTGGCATATTTAACTCTATTTTGTGATTCTAAATCTGTTTCATAACTTAACCAAGTTAGTGCTTCTAATAGGTTAAGCTTTGTTATTTGTTCTAGCTTGGAAATATCTGCATTAGTCAATCTATACATTACTCCAAACCAACTCCATTTATCAGCAAAAGAATTCGTGGCTATTGCTTCTTCGTTTCCTTCAGGTGTTCCATCAAAGACAACCCTGAAGTCATTAACAATACGTTCACGAAACCCCAAAAAAAAACCAATGCACTTTGCACTTGTTCTGCTGACATTTTCTTCATCTGTTCAGCCCTAATACTTATATCTCCATCATAAGCTTCAATAGTATAAATATCATTTTCTTCTTTTACTATTGGTCTATACAAGATAGCCATCAATTCAGGTAGATGCTTTTCAATATCGCTTTTAATAAATGTTTCTATATCAGCAAACTCTCCTAAAGTGATTTCATCTAAATTAGGGTGAAACCCATACCTCTTTCCTTCTACTTCTATTACTCTTTTTAAAGAACTATTTTGCTCGGCTTGTAGCTCAGCCATTTTACTCATTATAAGTGCTACATCTTTTAACTCCAACTGATTGATTAAATCCTTTGGAATATTAGATAGCTCAGCAATCGTATCTTGAGCTTCTTTACTTTTTGTTCCTAAGCTATAATTAATCAGCTTTAACCACTTCTCTAATGTTACTTCTTCCCAACTGCTAATTAATTTGAACTGCTTTACTTTGCCCTTCTTCTTAATTTTAACCTTCATATATAATATAATAGAAATTTTGTTATTTTAGTTTATTGTGTATCTTTGCATCAGTTTGTTTCATTTCAGTTTTTGAAAAGGGTTAGTAGATTAGTCTGCTGCCCTTTTTTTATTGTACAAAGTATTTTCCATAATTACCATCTATTTCAAAATACATCCTCATAGCCAAAGCATCTGAATAATCAGGAGATCTACCTATAATTGCTTTTATTGTGTCTTTAGGTATTATCTGTAACTTATTGTCTTTGTCGGCATCTTTTGTTCTCACTTGCTCACATTCTTCTATAATATAGTTCTTCACGTTTACATCAGAACATCTTACACCTAACTGCCCTTTATTTATTAAGTCAGCTAATTTATAATAACATTGTGTTTTTAAGTTTTGGTAGTTTTCTCCTTTCAAAGCTTTGGAATTGTTTACAAAACCCTGACACCTCAAATAATCTTTAACCCCACCTCCAACACCATCCTCATCAACAATGATATTTCGTAAATCAACTTTATATTCTTGTTGTAATTGCCTAACAGCTTCAACAACATCATTTACAGCCGATTTAAGCAACGTTCTTATAGTTATAAGGTTTAGCCCTTCCCAAAGCATTATAACTGTCTTATCGCTTCCAAACCTCGCAACATCACAACTTATGTATTTTTCTCCTTCTACTCCTTTTTGTTCAAACATATTGATAATAGCATCATATTGTATTAAACTATCTTTAGTAGCATCATACTCCCAATTACCAAATAGCAATCTTTGTTTGCTTAATTCATCAAGTGTTTCTAATTGTTTTTTATAAAACTTAGATATATACTCATTGTCATCAACTAAACTTTGTATAAACTTTCTGTGTGCTTTTTGTTTACCATCTTTGGCAGGTCTATAGTATTGCGTGTACACCCAATTCTTTGCAGGATTACAAGTCATTAACATCTTTGGTATTAAGTTGTATTCATCTAATTTGTATCTCATTCTTGATGCTACAATGTTTTTTGCTTTTTCTGTAATCTGATTGGCTTCATCAATAAAAGCTCCTGTAATTTCTAAAGATCCTAAGCTATCAAAGTTCCTGTCACTAGGATAAAGAAATAAATCTTTTAACATAATCTCAGACTTATTATAAAAGGTTATTATGTTTGAACCACCATTAAATGTGTAGTGTTTGCCTGATTGCAATCCCCAAGTTTCACAAACCTCAAAAAAAGTGTTTAGTGTTGTTTTCTTTAAAGCATCAAGCTTAGACCTGCCCATTAGGTATCTTGTCTTAGGATGTTTTATACACATTAATACTAACCAACTACAACCCACCCAAGACTTACCACCACCTGCTGCACCTCCAAACAAAACTTCAGTTGTGGTTTTGTCAAACAGATATTCTATTGCCTGTTCTTGCGTATGCGTAAAGTTAGCATCAATGTTCAACTCCTTTTATGTTTACGTTAATCTTGACAGGTTCATCTCCTGAGCTTAAATCTAATTCAGATCTTTCAACATAACCACGTTTCTTGCCTTTAGTTTTTAAAAAGAATATAGTTGCTGAAGTGTTGCCATCTTTCATTTGTGCGTGTAATTGACTTTCCCCAAAGTCTAGTGCTATGTTCTCAATTTCTTTTACTTCCTTTGCAAACTCCTTATCTTCGTTTAGCCATTTGTAATATGTTGAGCGTGGTATATCAGCTTGTTTACAAGCAACTGTCACAACCCCCAAACTACTTTCTAAAGCTTTAAGCATTGTTTCCTTTTTTATATGTCTACTTTTGTCCATACTATATTCCTTTAAAAGCTTTTAACGGATAGAATATTAAACTGTTTCTATAACCGTTTTCTGCTATTGGTTTTATTGGTGTTACTCCGTGTACGTTTTTCCAAGCAGGATAAACTAACATTGAATTATCTGCCTGTTCAAATGTTACATTATAATCAGGTACGTTTAAGCAACCACCATTAGAGTTGTTTCTTTTGGTTAGGATAATATTTACTGTTCCCTCTAAGTTACCTGTGTCCCTGTGAAATGGTGCTGCTATATTAAAATTAGATATACTACTTGTGTACATTGTTCCAAACTTCCATTCATCCTTTACATCTTTAAAGAGTTCAATTTGTCTTTCGTATATTTTAGGAGTAAGATTTTTTATGATTTGTTCTGCTTCTAAACAAGATCCCCACATTGATTTAATAAATGTTTGTGCCTTTTTATCTCTATGAACTGAAGATATGTTGGGGTAAGGTCTACGCATATGAGGTCTAGGTGCAACACTTCCTAAAATAGTAGAGTATTGTTGAACTGTGTTCTCAGATTTATAGTCACCTGTTTTTTTATAACTAGTCATTAATGCTTGACTTCTTGTCATAGTGCTTTTAGGAACATTCTCACCCCTAAATTCTTTGTCTGCAATAGCTAATAATTGGTTTAGCTTTTTAGAGTATTTATTTACATCTTTAATATAAAATCCAACAATCTCACCATCTAGGTCTAACAAGCAATCTTCTTTTACGTTTGGTTCGTAGTATTGGCATTTATCTCCTATCTTAACTTTGTGTTCTACTTTTTTTAGTTTTATTGTTTTCATAATCCGTTATTTAATCTTGCTTTTTTAATATTATTATTACTACCATAAATTCTAACGTGAGTTCCATAATCCCAATTAGCTTTGTTTGCTATACGTATTAATGGATTAAATTTGTTTGCCAAATATTTACACTCTTTTAATCTCTGTTCTTTTCTTTCTGAAATACTTCCAAAAGCACCTGCAGTATATCTTTTAAAAAATGGTACTGTCCAATTTAAGATTAACACGTTGTTATGCCTTATAAGGTTTTCTGCTGTCCAACAAACATCATCTACCATTTGCACGTTTTCATCAAACCTATAATCTGATTTTTTTACTAACCAAAACCTACCGTCAGCCAAACCTCTTGTTGCAAACTTTCTTCCTAAATTTAAAGGATTAGAATGTAAACCAAAGCCAATTAATTTTATGTTATTTTTTTCAGCAAGTTTAATTAGTCTAGGAAACATAGTAAACATTTCTTTTAAAGACATTTTGTGTTTTTCGTTTGTTAGTTGATATTCTGATTGATTTTCAATAGTTACATTTATTTTAGTGTGCTTGTTCATTATTTCTTTAATAGGGTATGACAGTATTTTTTGAAAGTCATCACACATAAAAACTGCCCATTCATCTTTTTCCATTAAATCTAAAGCTGCATTTCTTTGGTATGCCAGTCCTTTAGGTTGGTTGGTTATGATAGGATTTCCACCTATTGTACCACCTTCTTTGAATTTTATATAATCTTCTTCTTTGTGAATTAATACATTATGTTCTATTCCATTTTCTTTTAAAGCTAAAGAGGTTGTCGCATCTGTAAACCTGTTGTAAAAAAAAGTAAAAACTTTAATCATTCTTTAAAGCGTTTAAAACAATTAACCCTACATTCTTGCCTTCCGATCTTGCTTTGTTTATTAGCGTGTTAGCTTCTTCATAATGCTCTGCACTAAACTCTATTTGTATTGCTCTCTTTACACCTTTTTCTTTTTCGTGCAAAGTTGATCCTAAGTCTATGTCATCTAATACAGAATAGTCTACTGCTTCTTCAGGTTGCCATACATCCATACCCCATTCTCCTAACTTAGCATTGTTCCATTCGTTGCCTAAAGCATCCCAATCCCATTCTCCGAACCCTACATTGTCTTTTACTATGAACTCTTGCTTTTGTTCTTCTGTTAATCCTTTAGCTATTTTAACAGGGACTTCTTTTAAACCTGCTTCTACACAAGCTTTGTATCTCATATTACCCCCTAAGATAGTCATATCTTCATCTAATATAACAGGTCTTAGCTCTAACATTTCAGGAAAGTCTTTAATGCTTTGTACAAGCTTTTTGAATTTTGCTTCTTTAATTATTCTTGGATTGCTGCTATTTGGTTTTAATTGGTTGATTTTTAGTTTCATAGTATATAATAGAATTTTTAGTTATTTATTTAATTAAATTTTTTTATGTATTTTCTAGTTAAGCTGTTGTCTACTCTTTTCTTTAGTTCTTTGCTAATTCCATCACTTAACATATCTTGATTAATATTAAATTTTTTAGATATATATTTTAAGCTATTATTAGAATTTTCAAAATAATACTTTACTGCTTTCTTTGTCAGTTCTTTTAAATATTTTGTAGAACGTGCTTTCATATCTTAATCAAATGATTCATTGACACCTCTTTCTCCTACTAGTTTTTCTTTAGCACCTTCCCAAAGCATATCCCCTCTTTTCTTTTTACTTAAAGATGCTTCAGTTCTTTTTATACTAGGCATACCCTCAGTAGGTTCTGATTGCATCCATAAACCACAATCACAAAGAGCTTGAATAGTTCTCCATTTACCATCTCTAAAAGCTATTGTTGCTTTCCCTATTTCCTGCTCATTTCCGCATTCACATTTATATAGTGTCATTGTGCTAGTCCTCCTGTTTTAACTTTACCCCCTTCAAAGATTCTATCTAATTCAAAGTGTAAGTGATTAATAGCTTTTCTAATATCTTGTTCAGCAGGATTCCCTTCTTTTTTACCTGCTCTTAAAAGATAAGTTATAGCTGTTCCTATATTATAGCTATCAGCTTGAAAATCTTCTATAACTTTCCTAGCTTCTATTTTATAATTCTTTCCTATGTAATAATGGGGTATTTCTTCTTTCTTTGTCATTTTCTAGTATTTTAATTAGTCCTTCTTGTGTATTAAGCGTTCTGGATCTTGAGGATTTTCTGTATTCTTCAGGAGAATAGATTAATTTCACTTCCCTTACTAACTTATTATCATCATATTTTACTATCCATCTACTTGAGTGGTGGTGCTTATTTCTTTTTAAGTGTGCTAAATAACTCATTCTGTATATTTTTTATATAGTTTCTTTATTCCATCAAAGCAAGTTGATATACAAGAGCCGCAATTAGTTCCTGGTGTGTAATTAGTATTGTATATTGTATTGTAAGTTTCTATCATTCTTTTTTTTGCTTGTACATCTTTTGCTCTACCTGTCTTTAAGTCTTTCCACATATCTAAAATCTCATCTATTATTTCTTGAGGTAAATCATCAGGAGTTTCTACTTCTGTTGTTTTATCCCAATACTTCTGAGGACAAGCCATTGGTGCTATTCTTGCTTTTACTTTCATAAAGCATTTACATATTGAGCAGTTTCCTAATAACTTTTTATAGTAAACACAAGATCGGCATATTGCTATTCTATCTTCATACACTTCATTTGGTACAAAAAACTTGTTCACGCTATTACAAGTCTTGGATATTCAAATCCAAATTGCATAAAAAAACTGTCTTGTGTTTTTGGGTTATACATTTTCATTTAATTTCTTTTTAATTATTGTTCTTACTTTGTCTATTGTGTTAAAAATACTATTCCTGCTTATCTTAGTCTTTGCAGCTAAACTATCAAGAGTATTTCCTTCATAGTAATAAAGCTCAAATATTTTTTTATCATACCAATACACATTATCTAATACTTTATCTATTTGTTCTATCTTGTTTAACTTATTATTATCTACTTCTTCATTAGGTATGTTTGATATATCTTTATAGTTAAAACCATCAGGAATAAAAAACTCATCAGTATTAGTTGTATTAGAACTATAAATAGAGCTATCAATATGTGTGTAATATTTTTCATACTTATAATAAAAGCTACTTCTAGGACTTGTTAAAGCTCTCCTTAGTGCTACTGCTCCATATCTTGTAACTCCTTCCAATCCATCTTTGTCGTAAATACTTTTAAGGGTGTCAGGGTTCATTTGTAAAAAGTAGAGCATCAATTCCTGAACAGCGTTATTTATTTTATTCTCATCAGTGGTCAATCCAAAAGCCATAGCCCTAAACTTATCACTAAGCGTAGCTATTTCTTTATATATTTTATTCATTAGTAGTTTCTAAGTTATCCAGCTTTCCTACTACTTCTTGTAACATTTGATCTAACACAACTTTATAAGCTCTAATAGAAGCTGAGTTAGTTTTGGTTTCTATTCCTGCAAAAAAACCACTGGTAGCAACTGATAAGTTAATTGGTATAATAGTTATCCAATCATAAAAGTTATTCTCTCTCAGCCCTTCTCCATAGCCATTATGGTATTCTGTAATCAAATCTATAACCTCTAAATAGTTTTTATATCTTGCTTGGGTTGATACTTCTTGTGAGAATTGTTTACACATTGTAATATAAACCTCAACTATTGATCTGTGTTCTTCACTTGAATAAATCGGTTTAAGCATAAGTCAAAGATAATAAAAAAGTTATTCTATTCCCTTTTCTTTTTTTAAGTTTTCAACAAGTGATTTATAATAACTGATCTTATCTTCATAATCAACCCTAGAAAACTTTTGTATTTGTCTAGCGTTAATTTGTATTTTATCAGCAGTTCCTTCTCCATACTTAAAGTCTAAAGCTAAAGCAAATTTATACTGCTCTCCCTGCTTAAACATATTACACCCTACACATTGAGGTTGGCAGTTAATTTCACAAAATCTTGTTGCTAAATAACTTCTACTTTGGAAATGTCCATTTTGCATACCTGATTTATAATATGAAACCTTTGAGCAAGTTATACATTGAACCAATCCCTCATCAGTAGCATCTCTAAGTCTTATGTAAAGACTGAACCACTTATCTAGTTCTTTTTTTAATTTACTAATTGTTTTCATAGTCCACAATATCCACTGTCACATTCATCAAAATCTTCAAAAGATAATTCTATCTGTGGTTTATAGTCTAGTATTTCTTTATAAGTGCAATCTTTTCTAAATGTATTAGGAAAGTTTTCGGCTTCTATATTTGCAAACCATTCCATTTTGTTTTTATGCTCTTTGCTCATCTTATTTAAAAAAACAGGGTTTCTATGAAAACACCCTACGCAATTATTATAATATCCATCAGCAAACGATACTTCTTTATTCTTTTGCCAATAGTTAC